TAACCCATGTTTTTTCACCATTTCCATCAAGAACCTCCAGCCATTCACCAGCTCCAATTGCTTGAAATGGAAGTGCTAATGTACCAATCATTAGGGAAATAGAAGCTCCTATTGTTCCTAATTCATTTCCAGTTAATCCTAGTTTTTTAAACTGGTTTACACCTTTACCAATTGTTATTAATGCAATACCTGCCATCGTTAAAGCTCCAGCACCTAATAGAATACCTGCAGCAGTCCATGGAAACATTTTAAATCCGCTAGCGACTGCATCTAATATACTTACTAGACCTGGTTTACCATCAACTGGTTCTATCATTTTCTTACCTGCATCGTATGCTTTTGACATTATTAAGAGACCTGCACCAATTGTTATTAATGCTACACCTGCTATTACCATAGCTCCAGCACCTAATGCAATAAATCCTGCAACTACTGGTATACCAGCGGCACCAAATACTAGGGCTAAACCTCCGACAGCTGCCATAATAGCTCCTACTCTAGCAAGTGGTTTATCACCTAATGCTTTAGAAATCATTAAAACACCAACTCCAATAATTATTAAAGCGACACCTCCTACTAGTAATGCCATGGCACCTCCCATAATTTGAGATTTGAATATACCTGCAACGCCAAACGCAGCTGCAATTAAACCAATTAATAATAGTGGTACAAATGAATTTGCAACATCTTCGCCTCCCATGTTAGCTCCTATTACTTTAGTAAAGAATAAGAGTGCTAGACCTAATACAACTATTGAAAGAGCTGCCCATAAAAGTGCTCGTGCACCGCCTTCAATTTGTTTATCGAACATACCAATTATTCCAAAAAATAAACCTACGGTTAAAACAACAAGGCCTATACTAAGTAAAACACCAAGACCTGGAGTAATCATATCAAATAGAGCCAATGCAATACCTAAGCCTAGAATAGCTCCAGCGGCAAATAATAGACCCTTGCCGGCTTTTTCCATATTATCTATAACTCCCATCTTCTCTAGTAAGAAAAATGCAAATCCAATCACTCCTATGACGAGCATTGCTGCAAATGCACCTTTAATAGCAGGTACAATAAGAAAGCTTGTTAATGCAAGAACTAACATTAAAGCACCTATTCCTAACGCTACTTGTAGCATACCTTTACCTACCTTCTCTATCTGATCTACCCTTTTTGGAGGTAATATAACAGATAGGAGTGCAAATGCACCAAATATGACCATTGTTGGTATTAAGGCTTTCATAGCAAAAGGAGCTATAAAAGATGCCAGGGCTAAAGTACCTACTAAAATAAGTATAGATTTACCTACATCTCCAAGCATTTGGACTTTTTCCAATTGCTCTTTGTCTAATTTTTTAGTTGATACTCTTATTGCTGTAGTTAATACAAATAGGGATAATGCTAACAATGGAGCTCCTAGCACGGCAATAAGTAAAAGTGGTGTTGCTAATGCAAGATAACCTGCAAATTGAAGAATAGACTTACCTACGTCGCCTAATAAAGTTAGGCCTCCTACTAGAGCTTCTGTCTTAGCTTTTATTTCATCGCCAGTACCTTGTAATGAATTAACAGCATCTACTACAAATTGTAAACCTTTACCAAGAGGCTCCATAGAAGGAGATACTAATGCAATTGCCATTGCGTTTTGAAGACCACCGCCTCCACCTTTACCTTCTTGAATATCGGTAACTGCTTCAGTTAATTCGTTAATCTTTTCATATAAATCACCACCGACTGCTAGAGCATTCGCGCTTTCTCTGGTGTTTTCTGCAACTTCGCCTAATGCATTGCCTTGATTACCTATTTTATCAAAAGCACTTCCCAAACTTTGCATGAAATTTTTATTCACTTGTATCTTATAGATTTTTTTAAGCATATAGGAACACCACTGTAAAAGTGGTGCTCCTTATTACTATATTATATATCTCTTACATCTTCGGCATTCTTAGCGATGGTGTAGAAATTTTAGGGGCAGACGGCATCTTAGGAGAATACTTCGATTTCATTGAAGACATCGACTTGTCCTGTTGTTCTTGCTGTCCCTCTTGCTGTTTATTCTTATTTTTGATGTATTCCGAAAGATTCTTGACGTAGTACCAATACTCGTAGTAATACATGTTTTCAATTTCTGACGGTTGCATCCTAAGATGAATACCCAGATAGAACTTAGTCTTAAAGTAGTTCTCCAGCGAGATCTGAAATAATGAAAAGACTTTTGATGCCACCTGGGAAGTCAAGAGGGGCTTTTGCCATCTCTCCGTCGAAGGTAGTTTCTAATTCGGTTTGTACACCTATTTTCATTCTTTCAGCTAGTCTGTAGACAACCATAAACTTTTTCTCGTCCCATCCTTTATATTCCATTTCCATTTGGAAGATCTTATTTAAGTTTAAAGTTCTCCAGTCTGGTTGCATATAAGGTAGTACTTGGATAAATGCTTTATCAAATTCTTGATCTTTTTCCTGTCTATCTTTAAGATATGCAGTAATTTCTTGCATAATACCAATTGTTGGAGGCTTCATTCTTAAAGTACCAGCAGACTTAGTATTAATTACGTAAGTTCTTTCTTTGTTAGAATAATACGTTTCAATTTGAGCATCTATAACTGAAGGTACTAAATTCTTTACTGATAATTCAATATCAATAGATTTTTTAGTTTTTTCAGTTTTACCCTTAAGCATTAGTTTATTTTCTGGCTCTGGGAATGAAAGATCTCTAATAGAAAGTAATAGAATAATCCTATCTTCTTCTAAAATATCTTTGTAAGATAATCTCTTATCTCCCCCTGCTGTAAATTGAGCACAAGATTCTACAATAGAGTTTAACTTATCTTCCATGTCGATGTAATTACTTTCATCCATAGTAGAGAAATGTCTAATCTCAGCAGCTCTAGCAGATCTAATTTTAATAATTGTATTTGCTGGGTAAAATTTACCTAATGAAGGTAAAGTTTCCAGGTCTAATACATGCCATCCTAATACTTGGTCTGCAGGTCTAGCTACTTCTGGATTAAATTCATCCATATTAACTCTACCTAGTCCACCTGCTGCAACTGCAGCAGTCATTGCATCAGCTTTATCAGAAGTATCTACCGTTTTGCTTGTAGTTCTTTCTTTAGCTTCAAGAGCGGCAGCAGCTTGTGCTTCCTTCTCCTGGTTTAATTTGTTTAATTCGTCACTCATATTATTTGTCTTTTAGGTTTTTGAGATTTTGTTTAATTATTGATTTCTGTTCTACGCTTTTATTAGATAACTCTTTTTGTATTAGGCTTCTAATAAATGCACTAACAGAAATAGGTCTCTGTTCAGTTTCTAAAGCTTCATTTAGAATAACTCTATTAACTGCTCCGACTTCTTCTTCAGTTAACAATACCTGAAGTTTTTTTGTTAGTTTATCGCTCATAATCTGTTATTATTAGGATATTATATTATGTTTTCTTTAGTTAAAAAAAGAAGGCATCCTAAAATACCTTCTTAATCTAAGTTTATTAATTATTAGTTAATTTCTTCGTTCCAAACGTCGCATCTCCAACCAATTTCTAATTGAGCAGGATCTGCTGATTCGTAGTTAAGTTCTCCAGTCATTCCAACGCCTGATGTCATGAAACAATCGTCAAGTGTGATTTTTCTGTAAATATCTCCAGCTCTATTAAATTGAACGATTACAATAGTACCAACGTAGTCCTTTTTAAGACCCATTTCTCCAGTCTCAGGATTGTATTGTTTTCTGTACCATTCTCTCATAGACTTGTAAATATAAGCCTGATTTGAATCGTTTAAATTTAATGAAAAGTTAACAGTAACATCTACTGCAGTTCCATCGGGCATTCCTGCATAAGATCTTGTTGAGAACTTATACTTTTGCTCGATAGCTGCTACCTCTCTGTGAAGAGATTCCAAACCGGAAATGGAGTTAATGTGTTGTAAAAACAGTGACTGGTTAGACACGCCGTCCGGTGGTAAAATTGTTACCTCGAAAAGGTTTGCCTGTACAGGTTCAAAGTTCTTGCCCTTCTTACTTGTTTGGTCTTCTGAATAATGTGGTAAAGCCATATCGTTTATTTTATATTTTATTTATATATTCTCTTTTTTTAAGCAAAGTTTCCTGATGCAATTTCCCCTGTGTTAAGTACAGTTACTCTAGATACTAGAATCTCTAATCCTTTAACTGGTTCAACGAACGTATCTAAGATACCCATGTTGTTATCAATTACTTCTGAAGTGTTGTTTGTAGAATCCATGATGTTTCTGTAATCATATACACCACCATCTTTCTTAACTGACTCCATAAAGTTATCTGCTAAAGTTTTAATTTCTAATCTAGTCTGAGCTGTATTAAACTCGAATAGGTAATTCTTAAGGATTTCTGCTAGTCCATCTTCAATGTAAATTAATACCTCTCTTACGTGAGCTGAAGATAAAGCTGACTGAATGCCTTGCTGTGCAGTCTTGTTTCCTTTGATAGTTAAACCAACACCTCTTTCGAATACTATTGGGTTGTAACCAAATGGCTCAAGTACATCTCTATCATTCTTATCGAATGCAAATTCTAGTGATTGTACTCCAGTTCCACCAACAACACCTCTTCTTGGACCTGCCACGATTGACCATGGTAGAGCGTCAGTGTATTTGTCAATGTAGTTATTTGAAATATAAGCAGCTGGCGGTACAACTTTCACTCTTCCGTTTTCAATAACATTTAATCCTGGTCCATAATAGAATCCATAAGTAGCTCCTTCGTTAATTGAAGGTAAAGTGTATAATGCACTTGGGTTTAAATTCAAGTTACCACCTGTTGCTACGTTATTTATATCAAATGCCCCTGTAAGTTCATTTAAGAATGAAGGGTTAGTTGCAGCTTTTAATTCTTTTACCATTGGTGCATTAAGAATTGCAGAAGCGTTTTGTCTTTCTTTACATAAGAAAGTCAATTCTTCTTTATTCAAAATAGTACCACCTGGCGTTAAAGAACCAAATGTATCAATAACATATCTAAATGTGATATTGTCTTTATCTACTAATGCATTACCTAAACCAGTTCCTGGCTTAATTGCAGTTAATAATTCTTGAATAGATTTATCAGTTTGAGATGCTCCGTCTAATGGGAATACTTTGTATACACCTGCAGCATCTTCATATCTCTTAAGCGCGTAAGCTGGCTCGTTTGATACAGCTCTGTGTGTTGTAAATGTATAAGTAGTAGTAGTACCTGAAACAGATTTTACAATCTTAAGTATTCTAGATAATTTACCACCATCACCAGGTACATACATACCTACTTTAATGTCACCTGAACCATCTGGTAAAGGGCTAGTAAAATCTTCTGAACCTGCGTTATCTTTATAGAATTTGAATACACCTGCATTCATATCGTAGAATGTCCAACCTGTAGAAAATCCTACAGCTCTTGCATTTAATTCAATATTGTTAATTGAGAAGTTATCATTGATTGCATTTTTCTTACCCATAAATGGTGTATTTGCAACTATTGTTCCGTTTCCAACTAATGAACTTGAGAAACCTAATGAACCAGCAGCAGATACTAAATAAGATCCTCCACCAAATACTGTATCAGTATAAGTGTCATTGATTGCTCCGATACCTACATATTCTCCAGCGTTTTCTGATAGTAACCATGTTTGTGGTCCACCAGCTCCGATTGCTAATAGTGTATCACCAACACTATTTGGAGTAGCTGAGAAAACTAAGTTTCCATTATCATCTAATCTAACTTGTACATCAGACGTCCATTGAGCTCCAGCAGTAGAATCAGTATACTCTTCGTAAACTCCGATTTGTTGGCTAATTGCTCCATCACATACAATCTGTACTTTATTACCTGCTTGATCATTAATACCTGTAATTCTTACAAATTCATCTGCAGCTGCAGCTTGTAAGAATTTACCAGCTATAATTGCGTTTGGTAAATTTGCTAAAGTAGTAGAATCGAATCCAGCGTCTCCGCTAATAATTAATTGAGATCCGTCAACTTGCGTTCTACCATTAAATGCAGTAAAATCTGCAGTTAAAGGAGTAACAACTTGTTCTACTCTATGTGATAATACTTCGTAATCTTGGTATACGTTAAATCCGTTACCTACGAAATCGATTTCAGCTAAAGCATCTTCTTGAATAGCACAGAATAAACCTGTTCTTCTAGCTTCTAAATTAACTAATGTTTCGATGTATAATTGTCTTCCTTCATTATCTTGAAATTCTGGAATAACAGATCCAGTATATTGAGCTAATAAAGTTACTTCTCTTAATCCAGCGAATTTCGCTAGTTGAGCTTTATCTAAACCTTTTGAAGTAAAGAATTCTCCGTAAGTAGGATCGTTATTTAATGCTTGTGCATCAAATTTACCCTTAAATACAAATACATCTACCAGGTAGTCTGATACGTATTCATCAGATTCTATTCCTTCTGGAATGTTTCCTTCACCATACCAATTTCTTGCAGTAACTTCAAATCCTCTAACATCACCAGCTTGTCTAATAATAACTGAGATAGGATCTTGTTTAATGTTTACGAATGAAATCGCGTGGTTTTGATCTTGTGCCGCAGCAGCTAGTAATTTTTCATCAGAAGGTTTCCAGAACTTATCTGTATCAAATACATCGCTGTATTTCTTTAATAACTGAGATGAACCACTTACTGGTACAGATGATAAACCTTCTTGAGAAGAGTTTGTAGCTGGGGAAAATAAAGCTACTTTGTCATCGTCATCAGCTGATGTCATATTAAGAGCCAAAATTGGACCTCTTGATAAACATTCTAATGCTGATCTGTGGAAAAACATATTTTTCTTTTCTAGTGACTTGTCGATACCGCCAAATACTTGAGTAAATTGTTCCACATCCTCTATTAATACTGGAGTGTTGTAAGGACCTTTTTTAGATCTACCTACAACCAGTCTAATAGTCTCTGCCGGAATGTTTACGGTTTGGGACTTGTCAAACTCCAAACGATATACGCCTGAACTTTTGAACTGTAATAAATTGGGACTTAATGCCATAATTGTTCGATTTTATTTTTTAATTCTTTTATTATATATCCTTGTCTTTTCGCAAATTTATTTTAATAGGTCATAAATGTCATATTGTAAATCTCCAGCCTCCTCATTGTCCTTATATAGGATGCTTTCCATTTCATCGTGTACCTCTGGATCTACAAAATCTAATAACTCTTCTACAAAATCTGCATAGTCTGTTGTGTTAAAAAATTCGGTTGCAGTAATACATGTCATAATGACATCATCATTCCCCATTTGAGCGCCATAACTACCGTTTGGTAAAGTACCAAATAAGGATGCCTCGGTTACTGTAACTTCATCTGTTAAATCTAATCTATTTATCTTGTAAAGTTTTGCAAAGTTCTGGCAAAAGATAGCTTTATTGTCAGATTTAAGTTTGATTCCCGGTTTTATAGTTTTAGCATCATGTCGATGTTTAAATTTAACTATCATCTCATCATCAAAATCATTTCTTTGTGGAAATATACTTCTTAAATATTGGAATAGTACTGTACCATAAGTATTATACTCTATAATCATCTTTACATTCTCACTATTAAATATATCTACAGCTAGCGTATATAATATCTTTGCGAAATCTTCTATTACATGTTCATTAGACTTAAATCTAGCTACTTGTGTAAATTTAAAGAAATCATACATTGCACCTGGGTTAATTACATTTTTAATTTCTTCAGTTGACATTGGATTAACTTGAAATATATTAATTACCGATGCATCACCACCATTACCCTCTGCAATATCTACAGAGAATACCCAAAACTTAGATTTATCATTACATGAATCAATATCAAATTCAGGATCCCATGCTAAGAATCCCTTTGCATCAACTGCAATATAATCAAATTCGTCGAATTCATGATAAACATAGGGCTTCATTCTCTTTCTCATCTTCTTCATATCCACTGGGTCTAATAGTAGATTAGATGAGCTAACGAATTCATTTCCATATTGTTTATTAAATGCTTCAATCGAACCTAGGTTAGCAAGCTCTCTATCATACCATGCCTCGTCTCTATCAGGGTGTTGCCACCAATCAATTCTTGTCGCTAGATATTCATTATCACCTCGATCTGCCGCAGCATAGATTTGATAGAACTTATTAAATCCGTTTGGCGTAGATGTAATTGTTATTCTTGAGACTTTCGATGAGGATAGTGTAGGA